TGCGGATATTGCAGATACATGAATATAGGGAGAGACGAGCTGTTTTCTATTCTTGAGGGAGACAGAGTGACCGCTGACAGAATATCCACCGTGCTTGAGGACGCTCTTATAAATTCGGGCTCCTCCTCGGGCGATCATATGCACTGCATGAGGCTTATAGAGGCTCTGCGGGGAGAAGAAAATGAGGAGGAAGTGGACAACGGAACCGGGCTTACCGTTATATTTCCCCACCCGGACGGTGAGGACACGTGAGCGTTAAAGGCTCGGCACTGCCGCGCGAGGTGAAAATAGAGGGCGTACCGAACGAAAAGCAGGCGGAGTTCTTTTCCTCGAAGGCTCGCTTCACCGCCTACGGAGGGGCGAGAGGGGGCGGAAAGTCGTGGGCTCTGAGAAGAAAGCTCGTCACCCTCTGTCTTAGGTATCCGGGGATACGCTGTCTTCTTCTCAGGCGGACGTACGCGGAGCTTAAGAGCAATCACCTTTACCCTATGCTCGAGGAATACGGGAGCCTTTTCAGCTACAGCGACAGCGAAAAGATAATGAGATTTGTCGGCGGCTCGTCCATATCTCTCGGCTACTGCGATGCCGAGCGTGACGTTCTCCGCTATCAGGGACAGGAATACGACGTGATCGCTATAGACGAGGCAACGCAGCTGAGTGAGATGCAATTCTCGGTGCTTAAAGCTTGCTTGCGCGGAGTAAGGCCCTTCCCGAGGCGGATGTATCTCACCTGCAATCCGGGAGGAATAGGACACGCATGGGTGAAGAGGCTCTTTATCGACAGAAGCTACAGAGAGGGAGAAAAGCCCTCGGATCACTCGTTTATTCCGGCGCGCCTTTTCGACAACCCGATACTTACCGAGGCAGACCCCGAATACGTGGATTCTCTGCGCGCTCTCCCCGACAGACTCAGGCGTGCGTGGCTGTACGGAGAGTGGGACGTGTTCGAGGGTCAGTTCTTCCCCGAATTTTCGGAGAGCGTGCACGTGGTCGGCAGAGAAAGCGTTCCGCGCTCACTCACCTATTTTTCTTCTGCCGACTACGGACTCGATATGTTTGCTCTCCTTCTTCTCGGAGTGGACAGAGACGGAAACGTATGGTGTATAGACGAGCTTTGCCAAAGCGGACTCACACTCGGAGACGCGGGGCGCGCGGCATCACGATTTCTCTCACGCTTCCCGGTGAGGTATCTTACCGTCTCTCCCGACCTTTATAACAGGCGGCAGGACAGCGGTCTCAGCGGAATAGAGATATTTGCCGCGGAGGGCTGTCCGCTTCCTCCCGTAACGCCTGCCGACAACAGAAGGGTCCAGGGCTGGCGCACCGTGCGCGAGTATCTGAGCGAAAATACTTCTCCCTTCCTTCGCATAAGCGAGGACTGCAAGGATCTCATCACCTCGCTCCCGTCTCTCACCTGCGACCCAATAAGAAACGAGGACGCATCCGACCACCCACACGAGATCACTCACTCGCCCGAGGCACTCAGGTACGCGCTGATGAGCCGCGCCCTCTACCGTGAGGAAAAGGAGAGAGACCTCTTTAAGGATTTTTAGCCTTGGCGGATCGGGCGTAAGAAAAAAGTAAAAAAACATGCAGGCAAGAGCTTTGGCACAGAGAAAGAGTAAGGAGGAAAAAGATATCAAAAAAATAAACAGAATGAAAGGCAGATCGCGGGTAAGGTTTGAGCTCTCCTCGGCGGTCGGTCTTCGCAACGGAGGCTTCTATCAGGGGTGTGCCGAAAGGCTTGTAAACCTCAGGGTAAAAAACGGCGCGCTCTGCCTCCGTGACGGAATTATCAAGGGCTTTTCGCTTCCGGGAGAGATAATCTTTGCGCAGAGTGTTGTCTGCAACGGAAGTGCGATAGGCTTCGTCTCGGACGAAAACGAGATGTACGCCGTATACGAGGAGAGCACAAACGAGAGCCCGGGCGAGCCGGTATTCTACAGCGGAGTGCGCCCCGAGAGCTCGTTTGTCTTCTCTGTCGGAAACAGGATATATCTTTTCTCAAGCGGCAGCTTCTACGAGTTTGACGGAGTGGAATTTTCGGAGGCGTCCTTCGGAAGGCGAGTCCTTTATAAGGCTTCCCCGCGCGTAGAGAGAGACGAGCTTCTCTCATGCGTCAATATACTTTCGGGAAGCGCGGAGATATCCTTCTCGTTTTCCGAGGAGGTCTCCTCGGTGAGCTTTGGTGAGGAGATAACCTCTGTTTTAAGCGCAAAAGCGGGAGGAGAAAATATTACCGCAACGCTCGGCACAGGCGGACGCGAGGTCACCCTCAGCCGCAGTGTAAGAGCGGGAGAGACGCTCGTTCTTACAGTCGTGCCAAGGAGCGCGGAGGGTATTCTTGACGGCACGCCTTCGCTTATCGGGTGTGCGATGTCGGACACGGGAGAATGCATGCTCTACAGCGGAGAGCATATATTCAGAGCCGAGGCGGACGGGGAGGGTCTGTTCCTCTCCTATCCAAAATTCGAATCGAGCAGAAACAGTATAAGAGCCTGCTTCTACTGCTCGGGCAGACTCGCCGCCGCTATAGGAAATACGGTAGGACTTATAGAGGACGGACGCTTTACCGCTATAGATTCGGACGGAATATCGGGCAGCGACTGCGTATGTACGGGAGGCGCGTATGCGTATCTGAATACCGGCTCTCATATAATTCAGCTCTCGTTTTCTCCCTCGGGCAGCTCCTACGACGTGAACTGCACCACGCTTGACAACAGCTTTGCAAAGAGGGAGGCTCACGTGGGCGTGAGCATGGCGTATTCTCATTTTGACAGCAGCCTTTATTCTATCTGCCTCAGCTCGCCCTCGTCGGGTGCGCGTTCTCTCTTTTCTCTCGACACGCAGAACGGAGTGTGGACGGAAATAGAGGGGATAGACTCACCGAAATACTGCTTTGCCCTTGACAGAAGCGTTTGCGTCAGTGCGAAAAACAGAGTGTATTTTATAACCGAGGGGCGAGGAAGCGACAGGGATGCCGACTCGGTCTACCCGATAGAGGGAAGGATACTCACCTGCGCGAGCGACTTCTTTTCTCAGGCGGACAGAAAGAGAGTGCTTTCTGTCTCCGCGTCTCTCGGAGGGCTTTGCGAGAGCTTCACTCTCACGCTTATCGGTGATAACGGGCGTGAGGATCACTTCACGTACGAGAGCCCGTCCTACCCTGCGGAGACTACCGCGTTCCCGGTGTACAGAATGAATATAGGAAGCTTCACCTTCGCAAAAATAGAAGCGAAAATAAAAGGATACGCGGGAGCGGCAGTTCACGACGTGTATATAGATCTTAAAGGCGCGTAAGAGAGCTGCCACTTAAAAAAGCAGAAAGGAAAGATACGAAAATGAACGAAAAGGAAAAAAGACTGCTCGCGCAGATCCAGAATTTCAAGGAGAATGCCCTCGCAAGAGGAGACTCCTTCAGGTACGAATGCGAAAGGTACGAAAAATATTATCTCGGTGAGCAGTGGCAGGGCGAGGAAAACCGAGGAGAGAAGCCTGTATTCAATATAATAAAGCGCATATGCGACTACGTGATCTCTACCCTCTCGGGAAAGGAGTTCTCTATATCTTATTCTCTTGAGGGCGCTCCGATAAGTATACAGAAAAACGAGAGCTTTATCCGCGCCCTTTCGGTGCTCGGAAAGCACGTATCGTATAAAAATGACAGCGAGACTCTCGGTAAGCTCGTCTTCTCTCTTGCGAGAGATGCCGTGATATACGGAACGGGTATTCTCTACACCCACTGGGACAGCTCGGTAATATCGGGAGGCGGATATATGGGCGAGCCTGTCACCGACGTGATAGAGCCGTACAGAGTTTTTCCCGGAGACGTGTGCGAGCCGTCGGTAGAGAGGCAGACCTGCTTTCTCATCAAGGGAAGAAGCACGGTGAGTGCGCTCTCAAAAGAGGCGGCACTTCACGGCAGGGATATAAAAAAGAAGCTCTCTGACGCAAACGGCGGAGAGGAGAGCATAGACCTGTATATCATGCTCTGCAAGGAAAACGGAAGCGTGAGATTTATAAAGGAATCGTGCGGCATACTCATCTCGGAAGGAGACACAGGGCTTTCACGCTTCCCTATCGCCGTATTCACACCCACGCCGAAAAGGAATTCCTTCTTCGGAGTATCCTACGTAAAGGGGATCATACCGAATCAGAGATATATAAATACCTCCTACTCTATGCTGATGAAGCATATGCAGGATACCGCCTTCTCAAAGGTCATCTACGATAAGAGCCGTATTCCCGAGTGGACGGGAGAGCCGGGCGTGGCTATCGGAGCGCACGGAGGAGGAAATCTCTCGGATTGCGTTTCGGTGGTAGGCTGCGGAAGGCTCGAGGACGGATACGTAGAGCTTACGAAGGATATAGCCGAGCGCACGAAGGAGCTTTACGGTGCGACGGAGACCGCCCTCGGTAACGTCGAGCCTACGAATACGAGTGCCATCATGGCGGTAAAGGAGGCGGCGGAGGGTCAGCTGAGAGGGTGCGTTATCCTTCTCGTCTCTGCGCTTGAGGCTCAGGCGGAAATATGGGCGGACGTTATATGCACCTACTTCGGTGACGGAAGGGGCGCACCCGTTTCCTCTGCGAGTGAGGAGAACGCAAGGCTCTCGCTTCTTAAAGAATACCTCCCGAGATGCAGAGTCACGGTGAATGACAGAAGCAAGTTCGGTTCGACGGTTGCTCTTTCCGTACTCGACAAGCTTCTTGAGCACGGGGCAATATCTCCCTCCGAATATATAAAGAGACTCCCCGACGGAATAATCTCGGATAAGGCTTCTCTTATAGAAAACGCAAGCGCACTCGAAAAGAAAAATGAAAACGGAAAGGAATAAACTATATGGAAAACGAAAAAGCAACCGAAATATACGTTTCCACCGAGGAAAGCTCCGAAAACGGAACCGAAACGCTCTCCTCTCCCCTTCCCTACGAGGAGATGCGCGGAGAGATAGAAGCACTTAAGGAGACGGTCAGAGGTATCCACCGCGGGCAAAGCACGGCATCCGAGCTTCGCACTCTTGTAAGTCTTATTCCGAATGCCGATCTTTCTCTTCTCGATGAGGAGGCGTTCTCGGCTATAGAGAGGGGCGAGAGCCTCGTCTGTTCTTATCTTCTTTCGGAGAGAAGGAGAAACGCAGCGGACGAGCAGAACAGAAAAAACGCCCTCTCCTCAGCGGGTGAGGCGAGAGGCGGCGGTGACGGTCTCTATTCTCTCGAGGAGATAAAAAATATGGACAGAAGAGCTGTCCGACGCAATTTTGACAAGGTAATGAAGTCGCTCGAAAAGGCAAAAGGCGGCTTCTGATCCCCATATAAACAAAAAAGAAAGGAATAAAAACTATGGCAATCACAAACTTTATTCAGACGGTATGGAGCGAAAAGCTCCTCACAGAGCTCGGTGCGCGCTACGTCGGCGCGGCTAACTGCAACAGAGACTTCGAGGGGGATATAAAGAACGTCGGCGACAGAGTAAAGATCTGCGGCGTCGGCGGTATCAACGTGTTCGACTACACCAAGAACGTGGATATGTCCTCTCCCGAGACTCTCACGGATAACTGCGCTACACTCGTTATCGACAGAGCGAAGGCGTTCAACTTCCAGATAGACGACGTTGACGCGGCACAGTCCTCACCTAAGCTCATGGCTGCGGCTATGGCAGGAGCGGCAAACGCACTCGCAAACGAGGCGGATTCCTACATATTCTCTCTTTACAAGGACGCCGGAGCAACCGTAGAGGGCACTGCTACCGCTGACAATATCATCGACCTTATCATCGACGCGAGAACCAAGCTCGCAGAGGCAAATGCGGACAGCACCTGCGAGATAGTTGCGGAGGTGTCTCCCAAGATCGCTTCTCTTATCCTCAAGAGCAAGATCGCTCTTTCTACCGATACCACGGAAGCTATAAGCGCAGGCTATATCGGAAGCGTCGCAGGCTGCAAGATCTTCGTCAGCAACAACGTAAAGGTCACAGAGGACGGAAAGCACAACTGCATGGTGCGTACAAAGAGAGCTATCGCATACGCTGAACAGCTCAGCAAGGTGCACGCATACAGACCCGAGCTCCGCTTTGCGGACGCTCTCAAGGGACTCCACCTCTACGGAGCTAAGGTCATCTACCCCGCAGAGCTCGTCAACCTTTCGGTAAGCGCGGCATGACGAACAGAGATATTTTTCTCGGTGCGCTTACGCTTATCGGAGACAGACCGTCATCCGACGGGGCAGACTACGAGGAGAGGGCAAGACATCTGATACCCATGGCTCTCCAGACTCTCGCACCGATGGACAGAATACTTAAAAGGCAGAGAGGAAAAGTACCCGTTCGTCTGCTTGTGATACAGGTGGATATGGAGAAGAACGCACCTATCGAGGACGATCTGTTTTCCTGCGCGTGCTATTATCTCGCGTCCGAGCTTACGGCATTTGAGGATTCTCAGCTCTCGGCAGAGCTTTTTGTAAGAGGGGAGGCTCTCAGAAGAATACTCTCGGAGAGTATTCCGTTTGAGCTGAAGAGACTGTAAAAGGGGGTTAAACGCGGGGTTCCACCCCACACCCCCTAAAGGGGCTTTATGAAATAAAACTCCATTTCTCCGCAGGGCTCCCCGCCCTGCACCCGGGCGAGGGGGTTGTGAAACCCCCTGCTACACAGGACTTCGCTACGCGAAGATCCATCGAGGATCGCTGCGCGACCTCGTCCCTTACAAAAAAGGGGCTCTGCCCCTTT